CGAACTAAACCCTACCAGTAAGGCTTTTTTGGAAACTAAAGAGGTTTAATATGAATATTGACAACGCATTATATACCCTGAATATCGCGCCTGACGCCCGGCAGTTAACCGTTTTTATCGACGGTGAAGCAATTCCTCAAAGCCGCCCCAAAATCGCCACACGGGGCAAAAATGGCGTTCCGTTGCCCCATGCTATCGCCTACTATAAAGACGCTTCCGTTTACTATCGCCAGCAATGCGAATACTGTATTAAACAAGCTGTTCAAAAGTCAGGTATCTTTTTTAAAGATGTCGCCTTGTTTTGTGAAGTGTATATTTTTTTGCCTGTCCCTGCGTCGAAAAGTAAGAGGTTTAAAGCCGCTGTTGATGTCGGCGCAGAATTTCCAAAAGTCAAGCCGGACTGCGATAACCTTTTTAAAAATATCACAGACGCCGCCGAGGGCTTGGCATTCGATACAGATAGCCGCATTGTTTCTGTAAACATCCACAAGCGTTATACCAACGGCGCACCGTTTGCTGTGCTGCGGCTTACAGAAGTCAACGAAGAAATAACAGTTCTACCAGCTTTTATCAAATTGCATAGAGGAAGCAAAAAAAGCAGAGGTTAAAACCTCTGCTTTTTTATTTACTGTAAATTGATTCGCCATATAGATTTATTAAATACTTCCGGCAGTATTCTTTTACATCATTGCACTTTTTGCCGTGGTGTCGTTCTTTATGGCAGTCCATGCATAGCAATACACCATATTCTATTTGGTCGCTTTTTATCCCGTTATGTTCGTGATGAAACTTTTCGCCGGGGTCTACCCGATTACCGCAATAAATACATTTATGCTGGTCACGCTGGTGTATGGTTTCATTTAGCTTTGCTAACTTCTGCCCTTTAAGTCGTATGATTTTCGTTTTGGGTATCGGATTCATTATGTTTCCTTTCTGTTATTCTATTTTTTTAGGTTTAATGGCAGTTATTTTCTTGTCTAATATTTCTGTCAGGCAATTTTCGCAAAGCATTTCTATGTACATATCATATTCTTCTATTGTCGTCGGAAAACATTCTTTATTCGTTTTTCCGCATTTTTTGCAGGTCGCTAAACGCTTTTTATTTAAATCTACTAAAATTCCTAACGCCTGACAAGATTCATTGAAAAAATTTATTGCGCTTGCTTCTATTGCGTCTTTAGGATTTAAACTATCTAAAGCTTTTGACGTAGGCAAAAACAGAATACTGTTACATTTTTTGTATTTTTTTAAGCTATCTTTTCCCCTTTCTACACATATGAAATGAAAGCCGTCTATAAATTCGTTGTATTCAAAAATTAAGAAGTCACCGGGGAATAAATTGTATTGATAGCCTTTGTAATTGAAAAACAGTTGCTTCGTTTCTTCTGTAAAAGATGTTTTTATACTACATTCAATCTTTAGCATAGTGACTTCGTTTCTTATTTCTTCCGGAATATCCTCTATTTTTATATTCGTGTTTCCGTCCCATTGCCAACCGTAAACCTCTGTTATCTCATAATATTTTTCTATTCCTGCCATTTTTTAAACCTCTCTCTGTTTTTCGAGTTCACCTAATGTTTTTTGGATTTCTAAAAGCTCTTGTTTTATTTTTGCGCCTTGCCTTATTAAAGTTTCCTCGCTCCACAGCTCATTCATTTTTTCATTTATTTTTAAAACAAAATCAGTATCACTCATTTCGGAAGGTTTTAATATTGCTGCTATGGCAGTAAGTTCTATTCTTGCGTTTATGCTATTTATTTTTATTTCTTTCTCTAGTATCTTTAGTTTAAGTCTTTCTATTTCTAGGATTCGGTTTAATTGCCTTTTGTGTAGCTCAAACTCTAACTCTGATACAAACATTTTTTACCCTTCATAATTTTCTTTTATTTTTTTGACCTCTGAATTAAATTCTTCAACTATTACACTTGCCATTTTATGCCCTCTAGCTACGCACCTGCAAAAACTTATAGGCTCTCCAAAAAATTTTCTGTGTTTGGCTCTTTCTTCTTCCGGTTGCATTTCTATAGCTTTTTGCAGATATTTTGCAAAATCACTTACGGTTAACTGCGTGAGTTTTGGTACGAAAACATCTATGTTGATATCTTTACCTTTTTGGATGTTCGTTAATACTGTTATGTTTTTCTTGGATTCTTCGTAAACATAAAGCTGTGCAGCTAACTTAATGATATCTCTGGCATTCATTTTATCACATCCCTAAATTTAAAAGTGGCGATATTACGCCCACGCAATGATACAAAAACTTCTTTAAATATTTCTTTATTCTTTAATCGGTATTCATAGCCTACCGACAAGCGAATTGTGATATTTCGTCGATAATATCCCCGTCGAATGCGGTAAAGTTTAGTGAAAAATCGCCCGTATTCAATCATTTTAGCACTTCTTCCGTGTCGATTCCTAAAATATCAAAAATAGCTTTCATTTGTGAATAAGTAATGTCGTCTACTTTTATGCTGTTTCTGTAATATTTGCGCGCTTTAATCATAAATAAACCTGTTTCCGCTTCTTCCAGCGTCGCAAAGGCTTTGACGTCTAATGACGAATCTACAGCTTCACCATTTGTTTTTTTATATTTATCATAATCAGTATAAATATAAAGTATTCCAACTTTGTTAACGGTTAATGTTTCTATCTGTGGCTCTTTTAAGTATCCACGATTTGAGTTTAAAATAAACACTTTATCGCCGGGCTTTACATCCTTTAACGTTTTCAATTTAGCAAACTCTCCTTTCTTTGCTGCCCATGTTCGATTGGATGAACATCTGAAAGTTCTTCCCTGACTTCTTTTAGTGCTTCCAATTCTATCAACAAAATTTGTTCTATATCGAATTGTGTTCCTTTTTGCATACTGATAAAACCGCTTAATAAAACTGATAATAACTTTCTGAATGTTTCTTCTGTATCATCATTTTCGCCTGTTGACATAAATGTCCCTGTTTCGCTCATAAACAAACATAATTCGCCTTTGTTTAAGGATTCTTTGACTGTGTTTAATAAACATTCGTCGTTTGTTTCTTTATCGTTGTGCAGTTCTTCAAATTTCATTTTCAACCTCTTTCCGTCGCCATAATCTCCGCATGAGCGTTTTTTATTTGTTTTAGGTGCAATGTGTTGCGCTGGTTATTTAAAATCGTTTAAGGCTGCTCGTATCGTTTCATATAGTTAAATACTGCCGTTTGTGAAAGTCCCAATGCGGCAGCAATCTTATATGAGCTGACGCCGTTATTTTTCATTTCAAAAATTTGAGTATGCAATTTTTCCCAATCGTGCGGGCTGTTTGGGTGTGGTTTAAACGGTGGAATTGATTTCACCATTTTCGGCGGCAGGGGGGGAATTTCTTCTTGTTTGGGTTTAAACGGCAGGCTCGCAATGTTTATATAATGTTCCCCTCTTACGCATTCTTTAAGG